CTGGTGGTACAGGCGATCCTATTACTGGTCTAGCTAGTGCAGCTGGTGCTACAACACAAACTGGTATTACTAATACCACAACAGCCGTTACAGTTGCTAACTTACGTAATATGCGTAAGCAGTTAGGTGTTTGGGGCCTAGATCCAGCAGATGTAGTTTACATTGTTAATAGCAGCGTTTACTACAACCTACTTGAGGACACAGTCTTCCAGACAATGAACCAAGTTGGACCTGCTGCTACGCTACTTACTGGTCAAATCGGTCAAATCGGTAACTCACCAGTACTAGTTTCTGGTGAGCTTGGTGATCCTAGCGCAACAGCCGGTACTACATTTGCTAACGTTGGTGCAATTTGCGTTGCTCCTGGCAATTTCGTTATTGGTAATCAACGTGGTCTACGTATCGACACACAAGAATTGGTTGAGACACAACGTCGCGTTATGGTTGCTAGCCTACGTACAGGTTTTACACAAGTTACAAGCAATTACGGTGCAGGTGTAACTCGTCTAATTTACTCCGCCTAATCTTTAGATTAGTACTGACAGGGCTTTTTAGCCCTGTCTTTTACATAGGCTTTACGGAGTCTATGTAAAAGACAAGTGAGGAATATAATGGCATTAAATTTAATTACTATTTCAGAATATAAAACTTATGCCGGAATTAAAAGTACCAATTACGATAAAGAGATTGTTGGACTTATTCCTCGCGTAAGTGAGTTTGTTAAAAACTACTGTGGCAGAACTTTTGTAGACTATGTTGATACGGACAAAGTCGAGCATTTTAACGGTGGAGTAAGCAAGTTCTTTTTAGCCGAAAACCCCGTTATTAGTGTTAGTAGTGTTGGTTATAGCATAGACTTTGGTCAGACTTATACTAATCTTGTAGAATACAAAGACTGGATCTTAGACAACAATGCAATCTGTAGTTTAAATACTAACGCAGTTACTAGTTTAATTACAGTTAATCGTGGATTTCGTGAAGTAATTCGTGGTTATCGTGTAACCTATCGTGCAGGCTATGAAGATGTACCTGCAGACGTTGCACTAGCTATTATGGACTTGGTAACCTACTATCGTAAAAACGATATGAGCGTTCACAGCACTAAAGCGCCAGGCACCAATAACGTGCAAATTGAGTATATCTCAACTACCAGCCTACCCGCGCATATTAAGCGCGTGCTAGATATGTATAGGGCGGACTATACATGAGTGTAGAAGATTTTAAAAATACTATTAAATCACAAGCTTATCGTACTTGGTTTGCAAGGATTGAAGATTCTATTTTAAAGCAATCGGCCGGAGATTTACGCAGTAGTCAAGAGGTAGCAGGAAAAACTAGTTTTTACATTACTGAAAAAACAATTAGAGATATTGCTGAAAAACTAAGCCAAGGATCCGTTAGTGATCAACAAGTAGCCCAAATTAAAGCAAAAATTAAAAATTACTTTAATGGAAAACGAGTTAAAGAAATTAGTCAACCTTATATAGAAGGAAAAGGGCTATATTTTCCTAGAGTTAGTTTTGATACTATTGGTAGAATACTAGAAACAGGTTTTGCAGAAGTTAGTAATCCACAAAATAAAAAAATTAGTGATTTTTTTCAACGCGGACATGTATACGGTATTGCCACCAAAACTTTAGAACAAAGTATCGATAAGCTAGTTAGTAATAAAACTATTGAACCTAAAGCTAAGCAATTATTATTAGGTGTGTTAAATGATATGTATACTAGGCTAGAAAAAGAAGATCTAGCTACTAGTAATTTAGGCGAAACAACTGCTAGTCTTTACGCAAAGTATAAAAAACGCAAGTATAGTTATCTTGTTGAAATGCAGCTTAAGGTAGACAATCAAAAAGCTGGTAGAGAAGCTGCACCACTAATAAATGCTATTAGACGTTATTTTGATCCTGATAAAATTCCTGCTAGTGAAAAATCAGGAATTAAATTTCGTGAACAAGATAGTTTTTTTAAAGCACTAATTGAAAGTCGAGGATCTCCAAGTTTATTGGATATGATTCAAACAAGTATTTCAATGGCTTTTGAGGGTAAATCTCAAAAAAATAATGAAAGCTATACTACCCCTATGGTATTAGCTAATCAAAAACGTATTAAAGTCAATAACAAGCAAGTTTCTGACAAGATTAAAAAAGATAAGCAGGCTTTAAATAAATTACGAAAAGAAATTGAAGCTATCCCTGTTAGACAACCTGAATTGGGTATCGAAAAGGAAAACTTAATTAGTTTACAGTTACTTATTAATGCTCAACTAACTCAACGCATAAAAGAAAATATGGGGTCTGGCAATCGCAAAGATATTCTAAACTTGCGTACAGGTAGATTTGCTGAAAGTGTTAAAGTAGAGCGACTAAGTGAAAGCAGAGCAGGTATGATTACCGCATTTTATACTTATATGCGTAATCCTTATGCTACATTTAGTCAAGGTGGTCGTCAAGAAACTCCACGTACTCGAGATCCTAAATTACTTATAAGCAAAACAATAAGGGAAATTGCCCAGACTCGAGTACAAAATAGACTAAGGGCGGTATTAATATGAGTAAACGAACACAAATTGTAAAAGCCCTAGCCACCCAACTAGCACAGATTAACGGTAAACCTCCTTACAAAGTTAACCTTTTTAAAAATGCCTATCCTAAACTAAAGTTTTGGGACGAGGTTGAAGATTTTCCTGCAGTATATGTAACCCCCGGCACAGAGCTTCGTGAGTATCATCCTGCAGATTTTGCTTGGGGCTTTTTAGGTGTTTGTATAAAAGTGTACTGTCATGGTGAGTTAAGTACGGAACAATTAGAGTCACTATTGGTAGATATTGAAACTTGCGTAGATGCTAATCGTCAACTAGTATATGATACAACCAATAATTATTCCACGACTGAAATCTTAATTCAGTCAATTACCACAGATGAGGGGCTGTTAGCACCTTATGCAGTTGGAGAAATTAACTTACAAGTCCGATATCAGATTATGTAAGCAACCATGCTACTATTGCTAAAAACAGATAAATGTCTAGTTTATGCACTTAGAGCATTAACAAAAAAGGAAATAAGATGGCATCGTCATTTAATTTAATTCGCGACAGTAGAGTCTTCTTTACTACTAACGTCAACGCATTTGGTGTAGTTCAGTCAAGTGGATTTACAAGTGGTGCCTACGGTACCGCTAATACTTGGGAACTTCAAGTTCAAGATGGTTTTAGTTTTAGTCAAAATACTACAACAGAAACTGTTACACTTAACGAAGCTGGGGCAACCCCCAATCGCGGTCAACGTAACTTTAACACAGCACTAGAAGCTGTAGATTTTTCATTTAGCACCTATATGCGTCCGCGCGATGCTGGTGTGTATATTGATGCTGAAGAGGGCGTGCTCTGGAACGCAATGTTTAGTACAACAGCTATTCCTGCTGGTGCTACTAGAACCACTAATGCATGGCAGCCAGGCACTAGTTCAGCTGTTTGCAATCTTCTTAATAGCGGCAAGCATCAGTTGCAACAATTTGGTATGATCATTGTTCTTAGTGGTACTACCTTTGTGATCGATAATTGCGTTATGGATACTGCAACTATTGATTTTGGCCTAGACGCTATTGCTAGTATTGCTTGGGCAGGTAAAGGCAGTAAACTTCGTCAGCTAGCAACTACTCTTACTCTAAGTGAAACCGGTAGTGTAGTTACATTTACTGGCGGTGGTTTTACCGGCACAACAAATGAAGCTAACTATAAAAATATTACAGCGCCTTATCTTGCTAATAAACTAAGCACTGTAACACTAGACACAGCTATTGATGTTGGTGGCACAGCTTATACAGTTGCACTAACGGGTGGTAATATAACATTTGCAAATAATATTACCTACCTAACACCTGCTAACTTAGGCGTGGTTAATGAACCTATTGTGTACTTTACAGGCACTCGTGCAATTAGTGGCACAATGAATGCTTATCTACGCAGTGGTGCTGGTAATACTGCGGGGCTATTAGCTTCTATGCTTAGTAATAGTGCTACAGCTACTAATCCTGCATTTTACATGAAACTTAGCATTGGTGGTAGTGCCAGCGCAGCAACACGCGTTGATATTGAAATGCCAGCAGTTATGCTTGGAATTCCTACGGTTGCTACGGAACAAGTTGTTTCAACAACTATTACGTTTACAGCTCAAGGTTCTTCAAGTGCAGCATTTGATATTGAAGCACTTAATGAAGCAACAATTACTTATGTTTGCACTAACGCAGCCTAATTAAACTAACCAGAACTGGGCCTTTGGGCCCAGTTCTAACCCTTAAAGGTAACCATGTCACTTTCTCTTAAAACTTTACTAGTACCCTCAAAAGCCCTAGAAGTTGAGTATCCCGGAATGCCCGATTTTAAAATCAACCTGGCATTTTTATCTCGTGAAACTCTGCAAACAATTCGCAAAAAGGCTACAAAAACCACTTTTAAAAATCGTCAGCCAGTTGAAGAGCTTAATGACGACCTGTTCCTTGAGCTTTATGTAAAAAATAGTATCAAGGGCTGGAGTGGACTTAAACTTAAATATCTAGAGCAATTGGCACCAGTCGACCTAACTGGTCAAGATGCCGATGCTGAACTTGAGTATAACGAAGAAAACGCACTGTACTTAATGAAGAACTCCACAAACTTTGATAGTTTTATTAGCGAACAGGTAACAGACCTGGGAAACTTTTCTACCAGCAAATAAGTACAATTCAGGACATGATTACGCGGCATATGCAAAATGCTGACGTAAACGTAACCAAAGAAACTTATTTTGAAATGTGTGAAATGCTTGGTGAAGAACCCGTCGAAGAAAATACACCTGTAGATTTTGCTGACTTTCCTGATTTAGTTCAACAATGTTTTCTTATATATAGAATATTGAGCGATAATTGGGATACTATGAACGGCAATTATATGGGCAAAGACTATACCATTGTGTTTAAGTTATTTGACTTGTACGAGCTAGATCGTGGAGAAAGTTTAGTTGCTATAGAACTTTTACAGTATATAGATATGACTAGATCCAAAAGCGTTTCGGAAAAACTCAAAGCAAAAAGCCCCGCCACTAAATAATGGCGGGGCTTTTTTGTGTCCGTAAAAATTATAGTTGACAACTGTGTGCCCTTGTGTTATAATCGTGTTTAAAGTAAAACTGCCTTAAAAATTTTTTAAGGCAGACAGAGTTGCTACCAGGAGATGTAATGGCTGCACAAAATACAACTACACATAATGTAGAAGTTACCGACAATGGCTCAACGGCCAATGTTATCAAAAACATTGAAACTCTTATTAAAAGCTTAAAGGCCGCACAGCAACAAGCTAGTAATACTTTTACTGCTAGTACAACTGCGCCTACAGGAGCTTCTCGTACAGCTGCTCCTACTCCCGGCGGTACTGCTGGTTCACGTGCAGCTGCTCAGGGTATGATGAGTGGTAGCGTCTATGGTACTCTACGTGCAACTGGAGCAGGTACAGGCGCAGCTGCCAGAGACTTTGCCAAAGAATCCCAAGGCTTGGGTGGTTTAGTTCGTCTTTATGCAACTTATGCTGCTAACGTGTTCGCTGTTAGTGCAGCATTTAATGCGCTTAGTCGTGCTATGGATACTACCAATATGATTCGTGGTTTGGATCAATTAGGTGCTAACAGTGGCAGAAGTCTTGGCGCACTAAGCAAACGTGTAGTAGAACTTACAGATGGAGCAGTGTCGTTGCAAGAAGCAATGACTGCAGTAGCACAGTCTAGTTCTGCAGGCCTAAGTGGTAAAAATATTGAAAGGCTAGCAGGTGTAGCTAAAAATGCAAGTTTAGCCTTGGGAATTAGTATGCCTGATGCTTTAAATAGGCTTAGCCGCGGTATTACTAAACTAGAACCTGAATTATTGGACGAATTAGGTATTTTTACTAAAATCGAGCCGGCCGTAGACGTATATTCTAGACAACTAAATAAAGCAGCTAGTCAATTAACTGATTTTGAGCGGCGTCAAGCATTTGCCAATGCGGTGTTAAAAGAAGGTGAAGATAAGTTTAGTTCACTTGCTGAACTATCATCAAATCCTTATGATAGATTATTGGCATCACTTAAAAATTTAGCACAAGAAACTCTAGCAGTTGTTAATAAAGTTTTAGGTCCTTTTATTGAATTGTTATCAAGTAGCCCAACTTTACTAGCAACCGCAGTAGGGGGGTTAGGTCTTGCACTACTAAGACAAGCAGTACCAGCTATTGGTCAATTTAAAGAAGAATTAAGAAGCAGTGCAGACTTTGCCGCAGATTTAGCTACACAAAAAGCAGCTGATGCAGAAGTGGCTCGTAGTAAGATTAGTGGACTAATAGAACGAGAAGCTGAAAGACGTGCTGATATTCAAGTTCAAGCAGTAGAAGATGCTGAAGCTAGAATGAATGAATTACGCAGAAAAGGTTATGCCAAAGATTCCGCTACAGCAAAAGCTTTAGCTAAAGATTTAGATAAAGTAAATGCTAGAGACTATGCAAAGATGGAAAAGGAGGCTAAAGCTTATGCAGATAAAGGTCTTCATGTTGAGGCAGAAGCAGTTAGAGATGTTTCTTATGCTCTACAACAAAGTCAAAAAGCAGAACATGAATTAAGAATTGAAAAAGCAAAAAATATTGTAGCCATAGAAAACGAAAAAACTGGCAGAACACAGCTTGCAATGACTATAGCTGCAGCCGATGCTGCACAGATAGAATCTACTAAAAGAAAAATAGTTAGTGACGCAGCATATAATACTAGTTTAATTGGCATGAGCCATTCTTGGACATTATTAAAAGCTGATATTGATGCCTCTGGTTTAGCATTAACTAAATTTGATAGAGCAATGTTAATGCTTCGTGGTAGTGCAGGTATTGCTATTGGAGTATTAACTAGTTTAGGTGCTGCTTTAAATGCAGCTTTAGGTTGGATTGGTTTACTAATTACTGCTTTTAGTCTACTTGATGCTGTACTTAGTAAAAATGCAAAAGAAATGTCTGCATTTGATAAGGCTGTTGATCAAAGCGATGACTCGCTTAAAAATATGATTAGAACTCTTGAAGTACTAGCTAAAAAAGGTAGTTTTACCGGTGCTAGTATTGAAGGAATCAGCGCACTTGCTAATTCAGTAGGTGAAGCAAATGATACACTTGAAAAATTAATTGCCACTAGTGAAAAAGCCAAAGATAGTTTAGCAGATAGCCGTTGGGCACGAATAAAAGATTTTTTTGCAAGTTTAGTTGGTGGTGGTGTAAAAAACAATTTTGCTGAAGGCATTGCTAAACAAGTTACTGGTTCGTTACAAATATTTGAAAGAGCAGGTATAGGTGAGCAAGCCCAAGAAAAACTTAAAAAAGCTCTAGGAGTAACCTCCTTAGACTTTAAAACTGTAGAAGAGGCTGCTAAGTCTTTGGATAAAGAAGGCTTACAAAGACTACAAAAAACAACTAATGAATTAAGTACTGAATTAAATAATAGTGCTTCTAGATTACAAAGTTTTAAAGCTTCTAGTGATACTGCACTTAAAAGTTATCAAGATTTTTTAAGGTCTACTGCAAGTACTAATCCGCTATTTAAATTAGGCGCTAATATTGAAGCTTTAGGCGAAGAAATGGCTAAGCTTAAAAAAGAAGGCGTAGATGAATTACAAGCAGGATTAATTGAACTAGCTACTAATCCTAAAAAAGCAGGATTATTTAGTCAAGAATTTTTTGATCAACTTAAATTAGCCAAACAAGGCTTTTTAGATCAAGTAAAAACTGTTGAACTATATAAAGATAGCTTAAGTAGAGTTCAAGGTGATATGGCTAAACTTAAAAAGTTATTGCCAGAAAACTATGACTTTATGAATGATCCTAGTAAGTTTAGTGTTGGCACAGCTAATATGCTTTCTGGCAGACAAGGAGCAGTTGAAGAACTAAAAAAGTTAGCTAAACAAGAAGCAGACTTAAAAATTGCTATTCAAATACCGCAAGATAAAGCTGAGCAAATAGAAAAGTTATGGTCTCAAGGTATAAACGATGCTCTTATAAAGGGAGCTGACTACATTAAAAAAGCATTGGGAGAAGCAAGTGAGCGTGCTTCAATAACTATTGCTAGGGCACAGTCTAGTGTTTTTACTGGTGCTGAAAAAGCTAGAATAGAAACTCGATTAAATCAAAGAGAACTTGCTATTCAACTTAGATTAGTAGACTCAAATATTAATCTTATTTTACAAGGCGAAAGAAATGCAGCAGCTACAGAAGCCTTAACAGCAGCAATAGCTTTTGAGACTGCAAGTCGTGGTGGAGTTACTGGTAAAGAACTTGATACATTAAGAAAGGCAGCACAAGCTACCGCAATTATATCTACTAAATTAGGTACTAGTGATAAAGATAAGTCTAGATTTGAAACACCCGCAGGATTAGAACCTGATGTTGAAAGACAGGTAAGAGCTAGTCTTAGTAGAGCATATAATTTAATTGCTGAACAATTA